CCTATACCAGGTCCTTTAAAACCTTCAAATTCTTCTCTAATAAGTCTTCCAGATTTAAGACCTTCTAATATAGAAGGAATTGTTTCTCCCAATCGTTCCAAACCAGCAGTTCTTTCATTAAAAGGAGTCATACCTAAACTTGGTAAACCTGGTTGTTGCAAAGCTGGTTGTTGCATAGCACCACCTTCACCTAAAGTAGATTCAGCTGATTCTAATCTTTGATTTATTTCTTGTAACATTTGTTCTGCAGAAGATACATCACCACTTAAATCATTTAGTCTTGGCATGATACCACCTTGTTGAGCAGCAACTCTGCCACCCTCTGCAAGATTTGTAAAATCAAATATAGAGCCCATGAATCTTGGAGCAAGACCTGTGTAGTCTCTAGGGTTTACTTCATCTTCTTCTTCTGTATCACCTGTAGTATCTTCTAATAAATTTTGTTGTCCTGCACCATCGTCTCTATCATCTATAAATTTTCCTGTAAGATCATATTTACCAGTTTCGTCAATATCATATGAAAAACCTTGAGTTGGATTACCATAAGCATCAGTTTTACCTGCCATTCTATTATTCATATAATCTTGATATGCTTGTTCTAAATCGTCTTCTCCATAATTTAATCCAGGAATTTTTCCTGCTGCTACAACTTTATCATAGAAAAACTTTCTATTAACTGAATTATTACCTGATAAAAATTTTAAATAACTTGGAACATAACTAGGAGTATTATCTGTTGTAATAAATTCTTTTTTTTCTCTTTCTCTTTGCGCTGCAGCTCTCTCTTCTGCTTCTTGTCTTTTTTTTATATTTTCAAGGTCATTAACTAAAACAGGATATTCTTTACCACCAATTACTGTTGTTGGAGGTGGTGCTCCACTATCATCTGTACCTATTGGTCCACCAGGTCTGTTGGGATTTAATGATTTATCAAAAGAAGTTGTTGAAGCATCTCGACCACCGCCACCGCCACCTATACTACTTGTATTACTTGACTTAGAAGATGACTTAGAGGATGATTTTGATGAGCCTACTCCTGGACTCCAACCACCTCCACCATAACTTCCACCAACGTACGCACGTCTACCATCTTTACCCATTACACCACCAAAAGCTTTAGCTTCTCTTATTTTTTGTAATATCTGTTTAGCTTGTTGTGCGTTTGTTATTGCCATTACTCTTCTTTGTCCTCATCAGATGCTGCACCTAGTGGTGGCATTGCTGCTACTTTAATTTTTAATGATCTTGTTATGTGTTCTTGTTGAGTATCTGTTTCAGGGTTAGCAATATCATCTTCTGCTTCTTTGTCTGAGTTGTACTCATAATTAGTTTGTGTATTTCTTAATACTACTTCTGTTTCACATTTTACAACTGGTACTTTTTTACCATTTATTTCTGTGTATGCTACTTCGCCTTTTTCTATAAATGCCATAATTAATCCCTGTTTATTTCCAATATTGCACAAGTGCCTTCGAATATATCTGCTGTAGCAGCTTGTAATTGTAATTTATCATTCTCTTCTAACACAATTGAGCCATCAGAGATAGACTTAGAATCTCCTGAGTTTACAGTATGTTCAGCAAATTGAAAAGCAGTTGTTGCTGAATTATCATATAAAAATGCTTTTATTTCTGTGTTTCCACCACCAACATTAGCTGTATGTATATTTTGTATTATAGCCCTAGAGTTAGATGGACATGTATAAATGTCTGTTACAGATGTTGAACTTAAATCAAAATTAGCGTTTTTGTATATATTTGCCATATTAATTTCCTGATTTAAACCAAGTAAATCGTTCTGTTTCTTGTTTTAATTCATTTAAAAAAGTAGAGTTTAATTGTTCAACTATAATACTGATAGCTCTATTGATTTGTTTTTGGTTTGAGAAATCATACTCTTCTTTTGGTTCTGGTATTCTCACTACTACTTTAGCCATTATCTACGTCCATCCGGTTGTATATCTATTCTTAAAGTTCCAAATCTCCATGATTCACTAACATCTGTGTTTTCTATTTTAATGTTAACAAACCTTCCTCTGGCCCTAGTGTCTTTTTTATCAGTGCTAGAGTTAATTGTAAAGGGACTTAAAGTTGTAGTTGATTCTGATTGTTGAGGATAACGCTTAACACCAAGAGTTACTTTTGCATTACCTTGTAAGTTTTTAAAATCTGGTACAAATCTTCTCATAGCTAAAAATACTTCACCAGCAATACTTGGTCCTGTAGATTTACCTTGAGCATCTTTTTGTCTTGCTTGTAAATCAAAGTCGTATGATTTTACAAATGATGTAACCGTTGTTGTGCTACCATCAGGATTTACTTGATCAGTTCCTACTTCATGTTCGAATAAAGTTGTTTGACCCAAACCTGATTCTCCAACAATAACAGGAAAAGTACCTGTAGCTGAGTCACTAAATTTAGTAGCAGATGGTTTAGGATATACACTAGCATCAATCCAAGATGTTCTAGATTCTGTTCCAATGTACCAAACACCACCTTTCATAGGTTCTCCATAATTAAACACTACATACTGATCATTATAATCTGAGCTTGTTGATGGATAATACCAAACAACTTCTGTAAATTGATTATTTAATCCAGCATAAATTTGTTGTCCTTTTGTAGTATCTGCTTGATCATAAACATAATCTTCAACACTACATGGTAAAGATTTAACTGTACCGTCAAACATAAAGAAACCATTTGGACTCATCCAAAACGCAGCACCATCTATTTCAACAGCTGCATTTTTACCAATCAATCCACAGTTAGTACCAACTTGCTCGAATCCAAATGTAAAAGGTGAACCAATAAATTTCATGGTGTATAGGGCATTGTCTGTCCAAACTAGAATAGTTTCTTTGGCTTTTAAAGCTCCTATAATTTTTGTACCATCTTGTAATCTTTGTGTACCAGCACTATTAATTGCTGTTGGTGTGTAGTCGTTTATATCTTCTTGATCCGAGAATCTTATAAACATATCATCTTGTGTTGTTGTATCTCCAATAGTTGTTTCAGTACCTAAATGAATTAAGTGACGTGTTGTAGGTGAAACTAATGTAACTCTTGTTGCAGTTGGATTGTTTGTTGTTTGAAAACTTGTTGTTGTAGTTGATGCACGTGTTGTTAGTCTTGCAGCTATACCTGCATTCCAAGTAAATGTTTTACCATTTGCAATCGTTGCAACTAATACCTGACCAAAATTACTTAATGACCACAGACCTGGTTCAAGTGATACGTCAGATGCAGAAGCTGCTTCTCCCCAATTACCTGATCCCCATGAGTCAATACCCCAACCATAACCATAAGATTGTTCTGCAGGACCAACTTGTTCATAAGGTTTAACTTCTAAACTTCCACCTGTTGAGACAGTTGCTGTTGCATTACTTGATTGTGTGATTGTAAATATACTTGAACTTGTAATACTCGTTACTTGAAATAATTTATCTTCAAAATCAGAATTAGAATAACCTGTACCACCTGGTAAAGTTACGTTATCTAATAATACAATGTCCCCTGCACTTAAACCATGATTAGATTTTGTTATAGAACAAACAGCTGAGTTGTTAGTTGTTGCAATAGTACAAGAAGATAAAGTAGCTTTTAAAGGTGTAATGTCATACAATTGACCTTCAAAATAAATAATTAAAAATTTATCTGTTCCAAGAGCCACGTACCTATTTCCATCTAGATCAACAAATGCAAACTGTCTTCTTGCAACACCTACAATTGTATCTGTAACTAATGATGACCAACCACCTACTTTCTCTGGTAAACCATATCTGAATCTTGTATTGTCACAATCTACCCATCTGTTTTCCGCACCAGATTCAGTATCTTGCTTATCAATTCCTGGTAAGACTTTAAAATCAATTAGAGCCATGGTCCGTGCTCCTATATGTTATCTTTATAGATCCAGCCTCTAGTTGCATTAACATAGACTAAAGTAAAGGCAGAACCATTGACACTTACTACTAAATCTGAAGCAGCACCTAAAATATTGGAACTGTTTCTACCGATTGTTAAATTGTTAGATGCAAAACTATTACCGCTATCTATAAAATGTACTTCATTTCCTATTGCAGGTGATGCAGGTAAATTGATAGTAACAGGTGTACCAATACCAGACCCTGAAGTGTTTACTAATAATTGATCACCATTAACTGCTGTATAAGTAGCTGAAGGTGTGTAGTATCCTTTAGTCTGTAGTTTACCTGTAATATTTGTTCCATCAGAATATAAAACTGTAGTTGATCCAATTGGTAAAACAAGACCTGTTCCTGAAACTGTCTTAACAGTTAATGTGTAATTAGATGCTGATCTAGCTGTTGCATCTTCTACAATAAAAACTCTTTCAGCACCATCAGGCATAGTAACTGTTCTATTAGCAGTAAGTGTTCCTGTTAATTTATAGTATAAATTCTTACCATTTGCTGTTGCATGGTTAGCTAAAGATAAAGCAACATCTGATGAGCCTACAGCAAGTGATAAGTAACCACTAGCTGCTTGTTCTAAAATTTGTAAGTTTGTGTTTGTAATTGTACCCCAGGTTCCTGATTTTTCCCCTGTAGTTATAAGCTCTAATTTTAAATCTGTTGATGTACTTGATGCCATAATTCTCCTATGCGTCCGGGTCTATTGGTACCCAAACTTGATTTACTCCTGGTGGTATTGGGTTCCATGATATCACACTTACTGGGTTATTTGCAAGGTTTATTTGATTACCTGTTACAGGAACTGTTATGGGAAAAGCAATAGTAGTATTACCCACTGAAATATTTAATCTGTTTCCTGTTACAGCTATGTTTAAATCCTGTATGAAAGGACTTGAAAAAGGTGCTGCTGAAAATGAAGTTGATCCAAATAACATAATATATCCTTACGGGGTTTGTATCCTTGTCCAAGTTTGATCTACTCCTGGTAGTATACCATCCCATTGTTTAATGTTAACAGTAGATGTTCCGATATTTAACTGACTTCCTGCAGGTAAAGCGGTTGCTGCAGCAGTAATTGTTACTGTTCCTGTTGCAAGATTAGATTGTTTTCCTGTAACACTAACGACTGCATTTGCTTTTGCAACTGCATTACCAATTGTTAAATTAGCTCTTGATCCAGTGACAGAGAAGTTTGCATCAGCAGAAATAGTGACTTCACCTGTACCAATATTTGCTTGTGATCCATCTGGTAAAACAACTGCCGCTGCAGTAGTTGTTACATTACCAAGAGATACATTTGCTCTGTTTCCAGTAACTGGAACTGTAATATTAACTTTACTCTCAGCATTACCGATTGATAAATTAACTCTTGATCCTGTAAGAGCAACTAATGCATTTGCAACAATAGTTGGATTACCGGTTGTAATACTAATTTGATTACCATCTACACTGACATTTGCATCAGCAGTAATAGTTACATTACCTACGGTGAAATTAACTCGTTGTCCTGTAACACCAACATTAGCATCAGCAGTAATACCAACTGTGCCTGTATTTAAATTAAATCGATTACCGGTTAACGGAACATCTACATTGACTGCAATACCAACTGTGCCTGTTGAGACATTAAATCTATTTCCTGTTACACCGAAGTTAGCATCAGCGGTAACTCCAACTGTGCCTGTACTAGTATTAATTCTTGATCCATTGACTTCTACAAATGCGTATGGAGGAATACCTTGTGAAGCAAAGGCTGCTTCAGAGAAAGCCGTTGCACCGAAGTACATGGTCTATGCTCCTGATTTTGGATATTTATTTTTAGTAGCTGTTCGTTTAGCTTGTAATTCTGTAAGTGTATCGCCACCATCTAATAGTGCGTGGATACATTCTTCA